TTTATTAGGAACTACAGCAGTTGTAACTGATTTAGGATTACTAGGAACTTCAGCAAATGTAACTGCTATGGGTTTACTTGGAACTTCAACAGTAATTTCAAACATAGCAACAGTAGCAGGTAAAGATACAGAGTTAGGTTTATTAGGAACTTCTGCAAATGCTACAGCTATAGGATTACTTGGAACAAGTGCTGTTGTTTCAAACATAGGATTATTAGGAACAACAAATGTTGTTTCAAACATGGGAACTTTGGGTACATCAACAAATGTATCTAACATGTCTACACTTGCAGGTATTAGTGGATTAAACACGTTAGCTTCTAACAATGCAAATGTAACAGCAGTAGCAAGTAAAGCTACTGAAATAGGATTATTAGGAACGTCAGCAAATATTGCTAACATGGCAACTTTAAGTACTTCAGCGAATATATCTAATATGGCTACACTTGGAGGTATTTCAGGATTATCAAATTTAGCTTCAGCACACGCAAATGTAACTTCAGTAGCAAACAATTTAGATGCAGTTAATAACTTTGCAGATGTTTATAGAGTTTCAAGTTCAGCACCAACTTCTTCATTAAATTCAGGAGATTTATGGTTTGACAGCACAAATAATATTTTAAAAGTTTATGGTTCTTCAGGATTTCAAAGTGCAGATTCAGCTATTAATGGAACTTCAGCTAGATTTAAATATGTAGCAACTGCAAACCAGACAACATTTACAGGAAACGATAGTGCAGGAAATGTCTTAGATTTTGATATTCCTTTTGTTGACGTATATTTAAATGGTGTTCACCTTGACCCAACAGATTACAATGCTTCTTCAGGAAGTTCTATCGTCTTAAGTTCAGGTGCAAGTGTTGGTGATATTCTTTATGTAGTTTGTTTTGGTGTATTTAATGTAGCTGATATTAATGCTTCAACAGATATAGCAAGTGGTGTTCTTTCTATAGCAAGAGGTGGAACTTCTTTAAGTAATGTAGGAACAGCAGGACAAATTTTACAAGTAAATTCAGGAGGAAATGGTTTAGAATATGTTAACTCATTTACAGATGTTGTTGAAGATACTACACCAGAATTGGGTGGTAATTTAAATTTAAATGGAAATGATATTACTGGAACTGGTGGAATACCCTCAGCAAATTTAACAGGTTCAATAGCAGATGCAAGATTACCAACAGTACCAACTTCTAAAGGTGGTACAGGTTTAACTGCTATCGGTACAGCAGGACAAGCATTAAAAGTAAATGCGTCAGCTAATGGTTTAGAATATGGTTCTACATCAAGTGCAGAAGTTTATGGTTTTGAAAGATACGTTAATCCTTCTACTGTTATTAAAACTGTAACAGTACAATCAGTAAGTGGAAATAATAAATATTTTATAGATGGTGTTCAACAAGACACTTTAGATTTATATGAAGGTAATACTTATGTATTTAATTATCCATCAGCACACCCATTTAAGTTTTCAACAACATCAAATGGAACACACGCAAGTGGTTCAGAATACACAACAGGTGTAACTCACAATAGTTCAACACAAGTTACAATCGTGGTAGCTAGTGGAACACCAACACTTTATTATTATTGTTCTTCTCATACAAATATGGGTGGAACAGCAAACACGCCACCTTCTTTAGAAAGTTTAAGAGTAATTACAACTAATCAAGGTCAAGATAACATCACTGAAAGTCAATATGCCAACTTTGATGATGTTTTATTTAGTGCTTCAGGCTTTGTCTTTAGCATTAATTCAAATGGTAATTTAATAGCAACAATATAATGACTAGAGCAAGAGACTTAGCAGATTTAATCAGTAGTGGAAAAATTGAACTTGGAGAAATAGCGACAGCTACCCAAGAGAATTTAGGTAATACTGATTACTATGGATTTAGTAAATTAGCAGATGGAACACTTCAGCTAACACTTACTAATGGTACAGATAATATTTCTGTATCTAACAACAATGGAACTCAAACTGATTTATATGCAGAGAGTTTCTTTTCAAAAAAAGGACTGACGTTTGCAGTAGATGCCATAGGCAATCTAAACGTAACAGTCTAATTAACAATAACAACATAAGGAAAAATAATAATGGCTACAATAAATTTAGGTAGAATAAAGCCAGTATTCAAAGGTGCTTATGCAGGTGGAACTGCGTATGTAGTTGATGACATTGTAACGTCAGGCAACGAAACTTTTATTTGTATACTAGCTTCAACAGGCAACGCTACTTCCAATGCTACCTATTGGACAAAATTAGCGTCAAAAGGTGCTGATGGAACAGATGGTACAGACTTATCAACAACATTAACTACTCAAGGTGATATACTTTACAGAGATGGAAGTGGATTACAAAGATTAGGTGCAGGTACAAGTGGACAAGTTTTAACTACTGGTGGAACTGGTGCTAACCCATCTTGGGCAACTGCGTCTGGTGGTGGTGGTAGTTCTTTAGCTTACTTTTCTGTTTACAGAGGTGACCAAAGTGGTGGTAGTGCAAATACATATTCAAAGTTTACTGGAGCAACAGTAATTACTGATACAGCTAATGCTTACGATAGTACTAATTATGAATATGTTATACCTACAACTGGTTCATATTTATTAGGTGCATCTTTTAGATTTTACGATAATTCATCTACTGGTGACTTTCATGATGTATCAATACAATTTGATTGGGACCAACCAAGTGGTTACAACACTCTTGGTGGTAGTTATAACCAAGACAATTATTCTGGTGGTGGAAATATAACTGCAGGCAGTAATTATCATTGGTTCACTTCTATACTTCCAAATAGATTTATAGCAGGTCAAAGAGTGTACGTATCATGGAAATATGACTGTTCAGGATATTATGGTCTTTGGTCAAATTCGCCAGGAACTACAAATAGATTTTGGATTCTACAAACATCTTAATAATTACGGAGAATATAAAATGTCAAAAACAATAAGCAGACAAGTCGAGTTATATGTTGGGAGAGAAGTTGATTTCAATGAAGAAGTTAATTTAACTGCTGACTTTAAAACTCAAGAAATAACAATAACTAAATGGGAAGTTGAAGGTATTACACAACCCTCAATGACTGAATTAGATGCTTTTAAAACACAAGCAGAAAATCAAATGAATAATGATTTAGTTATTAATAAAAGAGTAAGTGAATATGGCACTACAGCTAAACAATTAGAAAATATTATTGAAAATGGTTTAGATGCAGAAGTGGCTAGAGTTGCTGAAATAAAAGCAAAATACCCTAAATCTTAGGAATAATACTTAAATGGCTAGAAAAAAACTTAATCAAGTACAGATGTATGCAGAGCAAACAACTGGGGTAAGACTTTCTAGCCATGAAAAACTTTGTGCATATCGTATGAAGGAACTTCAAGACAGTATTAAAGAATTAAGTATAGAAGTTAAATCTTTAAGAAAAGATGTGCTTCAAGGTAAAGGAGCAATTTCAGTTCTTGTATTTTTAGGAACTATGATTGCAGGTGTTATAGGATTTTTTCAGTTTAGTGACTAAGTATATTTTAATACTTTATCTTTGCTCTTTTGCTACAGAACCTAAATGCCTACCAGATACATATATTAATCAAGAATTTACAAATTATTACGACTGCATAACACAAGGTTATGTCCATTCTTATAATCACTTAAAAATGATTGACCCAGATGAGGTTAATGAACAAAGACTAGCAATTAGATTTACTTGCAAAGATATGAGTACACCCACATGACATTACCAGACACATTAGATTTACTTTGGTTTCACAGAAGTAAGCGTTACAAAAATTTGATAGTTTTTTTAGGACTAGTCTTTTTATATTGGCTATGAAACGACAGCACAACACAATGTTAATAGGTTTACTAGGTACAATCCTTCTTGGATTATCAACTTATGTATTAATGACTATTGTAGAACTACAAGTCCATATTGGTATGCTTACAGAAGAAATTATGTCTATCGATAAACAGATTGGTAGAATTTATAATCACATGGATAGGCTAACAAAATGATAGATAAAATATTCTATGCTATCTTTGGTTGGTTAGATGAAGTGGTAGAGAAAATAGAAGATGTATGGACTTTTGATGTTGGACAAGAATTAAAGAAAAAGAAGAAAAAGAAATGAGAGATACAAAATTAATAGAAAAATTTTTAAAAGATAATTATAAAAAGATTGTTCAAATGAGCTTGTTTAGAAACTTAAAAAAAGAAGTTAATACTGGTGCTAATGGAACTCAAGAATATGTAATTAAAAAAGGAATAAATAAAGACAAAATAGCAAAAAAACTATGACACAAAAACTAACAGAACTACACTCATTACTAGCTGAAAAGTTATTAGATAAAGTAAAAGACCCTGACTGTAAATCAGCAGACTTAAACGTAGCAAGACAGTTCCTTAAAGATAACAACATCGATGCAGTGCCAGTACAAGGCTCTCCATTAGATAAACTATTAGAAGAATTACCATTTGATGAAGATAGAAAAAATTCCGTTAAAACTAACTGACTTCCGTAATTTTCTATTCCTAGCTTTTAAGCATTTAAGACTTCCATCACCAACTCCAGTACAATTTGATATTGCAAATTACATTGCAGGTAGTGAGACAAGAATTATTATATCTGCTTTTAGAGGAGTTGGAAAAAGTTGGATAACAGCTATTTATGTATTATGGAGATTATATTTAGACCCTAATATTAATATTCTAGTTGTTTCAGCTTCTAAAAATAGAGCTGATGACTTCAGTACATTTTGTTTAAGATTACTTTCAGAAATTCCAATATTACAACATCTGTATCCAAAGTCAGACCAAAGACAAAGTAAGATTTCCTTCGATGTAGGCACTGCTAATGCTTCACAACAACCCAGTGTTAAGTCTTTAGGTATAACTAGTCAGCTTACAGGCTCTAGAGCAGACCTTGTAGTAGCAGATGATGTTGAAACGTCAGGTAATACTCAAACCCAGTTTATGAGAGATAAGTTAGGTGAAAGTATAAAAGAATTTGAAGCAATCATAAAACCAGATACTTCTAAAATTGTATTTCTTGGAACTCCTCAAGTGGAACAAAGTATTTATAATAAACTCCAAGAGAGAGGTTATAATATTAGATATTGGACTGCTAGATACCCTTCAGAGGTACAATTAAAGTCTTATGGTAGAAATTTAGCACCTATCATTGCCAATACTTGGGAGATAGACCAAATTGGTAAACCTACAGACCCAACAAGATTTGATGAGAAAGA